GTAAAATATCAAAAATCTTTTATTCAATAAACACTGCTAATCCTAAATCAGCAGTTGAATTGATATGGGATGGTACAGATAATGCAACGGCAGTTTTGTTGTCTGGTCAAGGTTTTTGGGACTTACGTGCCGATGGAAACGAGATTTTAAACAACGCAACAACACCTACAGGTGATGTTTTGCTTTCTACAAAAAACTTTGCAAACGGTGATAATTATACGATTTTAGTGGTTTTCAGATAGCAATTTGTATAAATATTAGAGAGAAATTAGAGATAGATACAAATGAAGTTAATTACCGAAGAAATATCAAACGCAGAATATATCGTAGAAGAAAAAAATGGTAAAAGAAATTATTCCATTAAAGGTATATTCATGCAATCAGACGTTAAGAATAGGAATGGAAGAATCTATCCTAAAGAAATCTTACAAAAAGAAGTTGTAAGATACAATAGAGAGTTCATCAATAAAAGCAGAGCATTCGGCGAACTTGGTCATCCTGATGGCCCGACAGTAAATTTAGAAAGAGTTTCGCATATGATTAAGGCTTTGTATCCAGAAGGCGCAAATTTTATAGGTGAAGCACGAGTTTTAGATACCCCATATGGAAAAATAGTGAAAAGTTTAATTGACGAGGGTGCAAAATTAGGTGTTTCAAGTAGAGGAATGGGTACACTTGCAAATGTAGGTGGTGCCAATGTAGTTAAAGACGATTTTTACCTTGCGACCGCGGCTGATATAGTCGCAGACCCAAGTGCTCCAGACGCTTTCGTAGAAGGCATTATGGAAGGCAAAGAGTGGGTTTGGAATAATGGGATTTTGAAAGAGCAAGAAGTAAACGAATTAAAGTTACAAGTAGAAAGTAAAGAGAGAATGGCAAGAGCAGAAAAGAATGCTCAAGTATTCGAATCTTTTCTTAAAAAACTGTAATTTTATAAATAGTAATTGACTCATTCCGAGAGGATTGGTGCATTTATTTTACAACAACAAGAAAAACTATTGAGGAGATAGAACGATGGCTGACAATACTGTGGCAGATTTGCCAACAAAAAATGCAGCTCCAGCTGAACCAGCAAAGTCGTTACAGGCAACTGTACAACAAGTGATGAATAAAGCAATCACTTCACCGACTGACGCAAAAGTAGATTTCGCACAAGGGGTTAACCACATTACAGGTGACCCACATCAAAAAAGTGCAGGTACAGCGGACGCAATGCCTACTCTCTCTGCTGAAAAAGAGCCTAAAAAAGATATTCAGGCTACTTACGAAGCTGATGAGAAAAAGGACGAAAAAGAAAAAGAAGATATGAAAGAAGCAGAACACTCTAAAGATGATGAGAAGAAAAAAGAAGATGTGAAAGAGGGTGAAATGCCAGCTGGTCTTAAAAAATACCTAGATAAAAAGGATGATAAAGAAGACGAGAAAAAAGAAGAAAAAGAAGACAAGAAAGACGTTAAAGAAGCTGAAGACAAAGAAGACGTTAAAGAATCTGAGTCAAAAGAAGATGAAAAGAAAAAAAGAAGAGTCTTATGATGACAAGAAAAAAGACGTTAAAGAAGCAGAAGAAAAAGAAGATGAAAAAGAAGTGAAAAAAGAAATGTCTGCTAAAGATAAAGTAAAAGACATGGATATGAAAGAAGACGTTGCTGCTCTAACTGATGGTGAAGAACTATCGGAAGAGTTTAAACAAAAAGCTTCTACTATATTTGAAGCTGCTGTTAAAGCAAAACTTGTTGAAGAAATAGAAAATTTAGAGAGCGAATACGAAACTAAGGTTAATGAGAAAGTTGAAGAAACTAAATCAGAAATCGTAGAAAAAGTTGACGCTTACCTAAACTATGTTGTCGAGGAGTGGATGAAAGAAAACGAATTGGCAATAGAAAAAGGTTTAAGAGCTGAGATTACTGAAGATTTTATCGGTGGTCTTAAATCTTTATTTGAATCTCACTACATCAATGTTCCACAAGAGAAGTATGATGTGATTGAGGCTCAGACTGCTGAGATAGAGAAGTTAAAAGAAGAAGTTAACCAAACTATTGAGAAAAACGTTGAGTTAAATCAGGCAATCGGTCAACACGTAAGAGCAGATATTATCAATGATGTATCATCTGATCTTGCTGAAACTGAATCTGAAAAACTTAAAGGTTTAGCAGAAAGTATTGAATACAAAGACGCTGACAGTTTTAGAACAAGT